AATTCTGTTACATTGAATGCCATTGTTATCTCCTGTTGTCGTGGTTATTTATTAGAACTGACCAACGATTGTTGTAAAGTCAACACTAGTTCCAACTGCAACAAAGTTCAATTGAATGAAGTTAATTGAGCGAGCAGGCTTGATATAGATGTCACCAACGAATTGATTACTATCAATTACAAATCCTGTGTTATTTGTTGTATCACAAACAACACGGAAGTCATAAATGCCACGGCGACCCTGAATCTCACGCAAGAAAGGAGTAACTAATGCAACAAACTGAGCACGGGTGAAATCATCGTTAAATTCAAACAATGAGTATTGTGCAGCTTTAGCAATTGCTTTTTCTAGAGTGATAAACAATCTACGAACGTTGATTCTGTCAAAGGCTGATGGTTTTGCTTGTAATGTTTTGTCGCCAAACAATACGATACCATTTCCTGGGAAAGAACAAACAGGATTAACGCCTGCGCTGTAAATTGTGTCACGATAAGTTTTGCTTGGTGACCATGCCAATTTAATAGCGTTCTTGATGTTACCACGGTTGAAACCAGCTGGTGACCACCATGGATCACGAATTGTGTCGGTATATGCACATAGACCAGCAACGTCAGCATTCAATGGAATCCAACGATATGTTGCGTTGTACTTGTCGTACATATATTTCCAACCAGAGTCGGCAACAACATATGAAGATGAACGAGCTAAAGAGGCTAACCATGTTGTAATGTTACCTGCTTCTCCGCCACCTTGATTAACAACTGCTGAATAAGGAGGTGAAATGAAAGCAACACAATCTTTACGTGCGTTTGCAACGTTGTCGATTACATATTGTTGTAATGCAATACTGTAATTTCCAGTTAACAATAAAGAAACTTCAACCGCTTCTTTGTTAGCAAACAGATCCCATGCTTGTTGGAGTTTTGCATCATTTGGAACCTCATCTGTACCACCAACCAACGATGTTGTGAAAGCACTTGCCAATCTAGCATAAGTTCTTCCAGCAGCAGTGTTACCCCATGTAGAAGAAGTGTTTGCATAATCTGGTGGATCGATTGCGTAGATGTAATTTGAGTTATCAAAAATTGCTTGTTTGTAGTAACTTGGTGCACCGTTATTTACGGCATCGCTAGCTTTTGACAAGAAAGGATAAGTTTCTAAAACTGTTCCGGCAACGCCTGTAAACAAACCATCTTCGTCTACAACAACTACGTGTAATTCATCTTGGCTACCACCAGCATTAGAAACGTATTCTGATGTTCCTGGAGCGCTGCTAAAATATCCTTTGTATGTCCAAGAAGTAAATGCTGTTGGATCATCACACAAAGAAATTTTCAAAGAGTTTCCTATTGCACCTGGATACTTTGCCATGAATGGACCGTATGTGTTTGCATTGTTAGTTAACATGTAACTAGCTTGGAACACATCTTCGTTAGCAACTTGTACGTTTGTAACGGAAGTATTTGAATCTGAATTCTTACTGTTTGCACCAACCGCACGAACAATTCGTAAATCATTGCCGTAAGCTAAGAAACTGGAACTAGTAAAAAACGAAATTGCGGAATTTGAATCAGGATTAGCCGGTGTGAACATGTTGTATAGCGTTTTCTCACTATCAACCTGTATAATTTTTTGAGCTGGACCCCAATTAAATGTTCCAGCATAAGCACCAGTACTAGAAACGACCGAAGGAACGACTGTAGTTAAGTCAATTTCGGAAACATTTACGCCTGGAGAGAGTTGAAACGCCATTTTATTCTCCTTGAATTATTATTTTGTTCTTGGCAGTTAAAATACCATAATCATATTTATGTAACATGAATTTTATAACTTTTCAAAGAAGTTTTTAGTATATTGTTCATAAACATCTTTGGAACCAGAAACTTCCCAAACATCACCACCTTCAACCATAAAATCGTTTTCTAAACCATTTTCTATGATGGGAGCTGGTAAAACTTCTTCGTCATATTGATTCATATGTTCCAATTGAATTTGTTTTCTTAGATCATGGTTAACAATCTCTCTAAAATATTTTTGAGTAGTTGCCCAAGAGAATAAAACCAAAGTCATGGCCATGTCGTCATTTGCACCATCTTCAGCTGCAAACGATGTTTTGTGTTGTACAAAAGTAGTCAATTCTGAATAAGTTTCAAAATCATTAATCAATAACTTATCACCTTCAATTAAAGTTTTGAGGTTGGAACAACCAATTGCCTTAACTTGAGGGGACATTTTCAAACCCATTTGTATACCTCTGGCAAAACCAGCCGATAGTTGCTGCGGTTTTTTATTGCCAGTAAATACTTTTAACAAGTTTTCATATTCTAAATCTGAGTGTATAAAATCTGCCACCTGAGGATTGTTATTTATTTCTACCAAAATGTACGCATCGTTGTATAATCTGGCTGCGTTTACGATAACAGTAGGAAATAAAATAGGTGATATTGAAGAACTGGAATAAGTTGCAACTTGTTTATATGGTGTGGTAGATATGTCAAAAATAGAAAATGCTGATGAGTCTAGATTTTTTCCTTCAGAAACGTCAACCGTAACACAATACAAATGATCCGACTTGATATCTTCTCCGTTTTCTTTGATAGGATATTCATATATCTTCATCTTATCATGTTCAGATATAGGATCAATATATCTTAATTGTTGTAATTTGTAACCAGAAATGAGGGTATTTGAAGAACCCAAAAATTCGGTGTTAAACTCTTGGTCAAACTGCCTTTGTGAAGTGTTTCGTATGGTTTCTTCTTTCCACTTTTCATCACGTCCTGGTACCATCGACCAATGAATTTCAAAATTCTTATAGTCGTTTCTCTTTTCTAGTGAATCCATCCAAAGTTTATAGAACAGATTCATGCCGTTAGGAGTAGAAACAATAATAATCTTGGAAGTTTTACCTGATGAAATTACAGGATAAACAGAGTTAAAGAATTCGTTGGCGATGTTGTTGGGTACGAACGCAAATTCATCCAAAAATACGATGTTAAAAGAACCTCCTCGAATTGCAGAACTTGATGTTGATGCTGCGATTACTTTAGATCCATTTTCTAATTCTACGTTACCTTTATTCCATGTGACAACACCTTGTTGTAACCATTGCGGTAAGTTTTCATATGCGAGTTGATATTTTGCCAAGATGTCTCTAGCTAAGGCACCTTTGTTGGCAAGAACGGCAACGTTTTGTGCATCAGTAAAAATTGTTGCCCAAAGAAGATAACCAACTGTTGTGGTAGTTTTACCAACTTGTCGAGGACATTTAGTTATAACGAAACGATTATCTTTAAAAAGATTAATCATTTCTTTTTGAAAGTCCCACATTCTAAATGACATCAGACCTTCGTCAACGTTTACGATCTTGATGTAATTTATACAGAAATACACAGGGTCTTTAGAACACTTAATGTATTCTTGTACCTGTTCTTCTGTGTACTGGTGTTCTACGCCTACTTTTTTTAAGAGTGGATTGTCACGATACGAATCTTTTGTATTGGTGACCATTAATCTTTGCCTTTGATAAGTTTATTCAACTCAGCAGTAGAACCAACAAATATGGCTTTGTCAATATTTGTACCAGTCTTTTGTTTCTTTTCTTCATCCATATCACGCATTTGTTTTTGAATGTTTAAAAGTTCTTTGTTGGCATCAACCATGTTCTTTAATAGAGTTCCATAAACTTCAAACGCTCTTGGGTGTTGACCTGCTTTAGCAATGTTTAGAATTTCATCCATTGCTTCTTGACCTTGATCAATGATGGTTTGTAGGTTTTCTTTTGACTGTTGATATGCATCAGTCAAATCTTGTTTTAAATCGGGTTTGTTATAAGACACCGACACCGTAGGAAGTTTTTCTTTTTTTTCTTCTTTAATTGGTGCTAAATCAAAAACTTCTTCCATTTTCTTATCAAAGGTATTCATATTAATCTATGTCTGGTGCTTCCGTTATAGTGGTTGTATATGTATAATGGGAATTTACGTTAGCATTTGCAGGATTAGTTGTTACAACTATTTTTGCTAATTTTTCTGGTGCCACTTTATAAGAAACAAACGAATAGTTTGCATTTGTTTTCATACCAACAATTGGAGTTCCTGAAACAAAATTTCCATTAATTTCGGTCAGCGTTAATTTGTGTATGTTGTTAGCCCAAAGAGCAACCTTACCTGTTGCAGTAGCAGTTGCAGGAGAATAACCTTGATAAACTAATTCTCCGGTCTGGTAAAATCCTGTACCAGTATTTGCCATATTGAAAGCAACCAAATCTTCGGATGTGATATTGTTAAATATATTTGTAATTGAAGTTTTAATTAAACCAACTTCTGATGTTTTACCAAATATAAAACCTTTGACCGTAAAATTTAAAGTCCAAATAATTGTTCTTGTTTCTGAATCTCTGTTGCCTTCATACCTAACTTCATAATCACTATTTTTTAAGATAATAGGTATTTCTTTAACTATTCCCATTTCAGGAATAAGATTCAGTTTAATTGTATAATCTGGTGTGAAATACGGAAGAATGTGTTCGATGATTTGAGTACCATCTTCAATATTTCTGACATACAAATATAAAGAAAAATCAAAATCATATGGTACTGGATTGTACTGAGACACAACGCCACCACTTGTTTTGGCAAATTGTTTAATGTTTGTGTTTTGTTTTCTTGATGAATCGTAACTCAATCCAGTCATTTCAAATGACATTCTAGGTAATGTCATCATTACCTTTTTAGATAAATCTGGATCGTCTTGCAATCTCATCACATACAATTCTTTTGAAGCATATGCAATAGGAACAATCATTCTCTCAGCTTCAGTATTGTCTGGATTATATCTTACCAGTGTGATGTTATTAAATAAATCACCAAATCCTACAACAAGTTTTCTAATGACACGATGGTATTGTATATTTGTTGACATTATATGCTACCAAAAGGGTTTGATTCGGAAAAATCTATGATTGAATTGGCTTGGTTTTTAATGTATAGGTTGTCATATGTTTCGTGTGCAACATTCACATTTAATGGATCATATGTACTCAATGTATATCTTGCATTGCTTGTGTAACCTATAATTTTACGACCATCAATAAATTCACCATTGATATCGATAACAGATAATGTATTTGAACCTGGAGTCCAAGATTTAACGGTTGCAAGTGTTGTTGCATTAGCATAAGCAAGCAATATATTTCCTGTGTTACTGCTAGATTGGAACACAACTTCGTTCAGTTCATAAGTTCCTGATCCTGCGCCTATGGTAAAATCAATAGAATATGAATTGTCTGTTGTAACCTGATCGATATCTCCAATACCAGTATCGATAAGTTCTTGAGAGTACTTGAATTTCTCCAAATCTAGTTCATAGAAGTATGGTATTCTTCTTCCTAATGTATGAAATTCTTTATCTTGGTCAGCAAATTTAATTTCGTACAATTCACCAGTACCATTTAAAAACGGTACATAAATTAAATCTCCCTCACGGGGTCTTACTAAATGTGGTGGAACTCTTTGAGCAAAAGACCTTTTAGAAACAATAACTGAAGCATTGTTTTTAATTTGTAAACCAAATTTTGAAAAGAATTCTTTTTCGCCACCATACTCCAATACATTTGACAAATAAAATTCGATTGGAAATGCTGTTTGAAATTTTTTAACCGGATCTTCACCATATAAAAGATCACGAGCCTGATCATTGTCGTTAGGTAAATAGTAACCATCGAATCCCATTATCTTAATGGACTCAACAATTAAATCTTCGTAAACTCTTTGCTCAGCTTTAGAGTTATAATTATTAAAATAAGGTGAAGTTGCCATTTATAACATAAACCATTCAAGTGGTGCACCATATTCAACTTGCATTTCTTGTTCTAGTTTTTCAATTTCTGCAACGGCCTCATCATAAATTTTATCACCATTTAATGTAACACCGCCTGGCAATTGTAATCCATTAAATTTTTTAATGTTGTTTCCCCAACTTCTTTTGATTAAAGCAGTTGCATATTCTTTCAACCAACGGTCATTCCAAACTCTGGTGTATACCGTAGGGTCGATATTTGCATAAGCTTCGGCAACTACCACAGTACCAACTGGTGATTGTGATGAACCCCAGGCCCAATCTATGTACAACCTACGCATATGTCTTTGGAATCGAATAGGAACTTCTCCAGTAAACATTAACTCCAATGAACGTAGATGCTGTTGTGTTAGTGTGTAGTTGATGTAGGACGCTGATGTGAAGTCATACAATTCGTTTAATCTTAGTTGATATCTAAGGTCAAACATATTAATAGTTGCCTGAGAATCTTGAATTGGAAATATACGTGATATACCAACAATCTCTAGTGCGTTATTTGAACTGTCGGTAACATTGCTTAAATCTATATACTTTTGGTTAACATCGGTTTGTTCCACTCTTTTGATGTAATAGACCTTTTGTAGACCATCAAAATGGTAATCTTGCCAGTACTGTAAGGCATCATCAATTCGGTCTTCCACTTGGTCATCATCCACGTTAATATCGATGACTGGAAAACCTAATCTGCGTAAACAATATTCTTTAAAAGCAACTCTAGTGGTAATTGTGGCCATGTTGATTCCATTTTGTTAGTATTTATTTGACTTTTTAGATCAATATATAATACAATGAGAGGTAATGGACTATTTATGTTTAAGGAATAATGATGGGAAGATACGATAACAAAATTGCAACTGTTTCAGGATT